AAGAATTGGTGTTCAAAGACACGAGGAGTCTCACGGTAAGACTATCGCAATTTTACGTTCAAGAGCTGAATATACAGGTGATACATTAAATCATAAATTAACATCACCAATCACAATGACTAGCTCAACTGTTGAGACTAACAGTATGGGTGATTTCAAATTATCTATGAGTTCAGGTACTCAATCTTTCTCATATACGTGTAACTTAAGTTCATCGTCTAAAAAGTTTATCACTAAGGTAATTGGTGAGTCTGCTTTTGATAAGAACGCTGACTTATACCCAATATACGTTGATAAAGTATTTGATAGTTATTTAACTTGGTTATCATTAACAGGTAAAGTTCAAGGTCTTTCATTAGATATTGAGTCAGTACAAGACGGTGACGACTTCCAAGAATCATATACTTCATCTGTTACACCATATGTGGTATCAGAAGTAAGAGGTGGATTTGTTTCGGACTTATTTAGATTCATCACAATTTCTGATGGTGATTCATCGGCGAAAGAAGTAAAAATATCGATTGTTAATATTAACATCGAAAAACAAGAATTCGATATCATCGTAAGAGACTTCTTCGATACGGATGCAAATCCTATCGTATTAGAGAAATTCTCAAGATGTTCAATGAACCCTGAAGTACCAGGATACGTAGCACGTAAAGTAGGTACATCAGATGGTGAGTACGAATTAAAATCAAGATACGTTATATTAGAATTAGGTTTAGAAGCACCTTCAGATTCTGTACCAGCAGGTTTCAGAGGTTATGAAGTTAAAGACTACGGTTTTGCTACCTCATCTAATCACGATATTAATTATAAAACAGAATATTATAAGGCAGGTGACCAAATTGGTGTTGATGTTAACGGTAACCCAATTCAGGTTAATGCTGATAAAATAAGAAAAGTATTTATGGGTGTTTCTGACACAGTTGGATTTGACCCATCATTCTTTGAATTCTCAGGAAAATCAATCTCAGGTGAAACAACTAAAGGTTTCCACTTATCGTCACAAGCTGACTCTACTGAGTTTGATACTACACCTGAAAATTTCGAAATTAGTGAAGGTAACTTTGAAAAGGCATCGGCATGTAAATTTACATTAGCACCTGTAGGTGGATTTGATGGTTTTGATATCTTCAGAAAAGAAAGAACAAATACTGACCAATATATGATTGGTAAAAATTCATACATTAACTCAGGATTTGATAGTAATATCGGTGAGTCAGATTACTACGCTTTCTTAGATGGTATTATGACATTCAGAAATCCTGAAGCGATTGACATTAACTTATTCTCAACACCTGGTATCAACTTCTTCGACCACTCATCGTTAGTAGGTGAAGCTATTGATATGGTAGAGACAGAAAGAGCGGATTCATTATACATTATTGATTCACCAAACAGAGATAGTGTTGACGAGATAGTAGGAGACTTAGAAGATATAGGTTTTGATTCAAACTACTCAGCAACTTACTGGCCGTGGATTCAAGTTAGAGATACTGAAAATTCAGTACAGGTATATGTATCACCAACAGGTGAAGTTTTAAGAAACATCGCATTAACTGATAACATTGCTTTCCCATGGTTCGCGTCAGCGGGTTACCAAAGAGGTTTAGTAAATTCAATCAAAGCTAAAAAGAAATTAACTTTAGATGAGAGAGATGCGTTATACGTGAATAGAATTAACCCAATCGCAACATTTGCGGATGTAGGTACAATCATTTTCGGTAACAAAACACTACAGGTTAGAGAGTCAGCGTTAGATAGAATTAACGTAAGAAGATTATTACTACAAGCGAGAAAATTAATTTCAAACGTAGCGGTAAGATTGTTATTCGAACAAAACGATGATGTTGTAAGAAATGAATTCTTAAGTTTAGTAAACCCAATTTTAGAGAATATCAAAAAAGAAAGAGGTTTAACAGAATTTAAAGTTGAGGTTTCTTCATCACCTGAAGATATGGACAGAAATCAATTGTCAGGTAAGATTTATATCAAACCAACAAGAGCACTTGAATTTATCGATATTGAGTTCTTAGTTACACCAACAGGAGCATCTTTCGAGAACATTTAATAAAAAAATATAAGAGGGGAAGTTAGTTCTTCCCCTTTTTTAAAAAAATAGAAATGGAAAAAATTTTATTAGAAGAAAATATTAAAAGACTAATGGAGATTATGGACATCGAAGTAACCGAAGGGTTTGACGATGAAGGTAATCCTGATTTTAAATATTATGCTTTTGATTGGGACGATAACATAATGTTTATGCCAACAGAGATTATGGTTAAAACATTCGGAGACCAAGAAATAGGAATGGGTACTGCTGATTTTGCAGAATACAGAAGTCAAATCGGTAAGAATGATTTTGATTACAAAGGACATACAGTAACAGGATTTGCTGATGAACCATTTATTAACTTTGGACCTGCGGGTAACGAACAGTTTGTAAAAGATTCATTAGTTGCATCAACAGGACCATCGTGGGATGATTTTGTAGAGTGTATTAATGGTGGTTCTATATTTGCTATTATAACGGCAAGAGGACACAACCCTGAAGCTTTAAGACAAGGTGTAGAGGAGATAGTTAGAGCTGGTAAGGCAGGATTATCTATAGAGTCTTGTGTTGAGTCACTAAAAAGATATAAGGGAGTTATTGAAGGTAACCCTGATGAGATGTTTAGCGAGTATTTAGATATGTGTAAATTCCATCCTGTATCATTCGGAAAAGGTAGTGCAGCTAATCCTGAAAAGGATAAGATTATCGCATTAGAAGGATTCATAGAACACGTCAATAGATTATCTGAAGAATTAAAGGTAACTATGGAGTTAGAAAATGACATCCAAAATAACTTCGTACCAAAGATAGGGTTCTCAGATGATGACAAATCAAATGTGGACAATGTAATGAAGTACTTAGATGATAAAGACGGTGAGAGTAACGTAAATGTATACTACACCAAAGATGATAAGGTAAAGATGTAATTTACCTTACTAGTATTATACTAGTATTATATATAAACTAGTTATACTAGTTATTATTTATACTGGTTATATTTATATTATATACTGGTTACTAGTAATATGTAGATAAAAAATGACAATGTCAAACAACTTAGAGAATATTTTTAAGAAACTTGATATTTATAAGTAAATAAAAAAATTAATTAAAAGAAATACAAATGGCTGATTTATTAATGAAAATGCCCGTTCCTTACGAACCAAAGAAAAAGAACAGGTTTATTTTGAGATTTCCATCTTCGTTAGGAATTAACGAGTGGTATGTAAGTACAACATCTAGACCCTCAGCTAATATAGGGTCAGTAGAGATTCCCTTTTTAAATACTTCTACATTCGTAGCGGGTAGATTCAACTGGAATACCTTAAACGTGACGTTCAAAGACCCAATCGGTCCATCAGCGGCACAAGCACTTATGGAGTGGTTTAGACTACACGCAGAGTCTGTTACAGGTAGAATGGGTTACGCTGCAGGGTATAAGAAAGACATTGAGTTAGATATGTTAGACCCAACAGGTGTTGTGGTAGAAAAATGGATTATCCAAGGAACGTTCATTACAGATTTAAACTTTAATGACTTATCATACTCTGATGAAGGTTTAGCTGATATCTCAGTTACACTAAGACCTGACAGATGTATTTTAGTATACTAAATAAATAGCCAAATAGATTTACCCAAATATGGGATAAAGACCCGAATTATAATTAGTTCGGGTTTTTTATGCTTTACATTTAGGTTATGGGATTTATATTTAAAACAAAAGAATTAGTATGAATGACGATAACTATAGATTAAACACCGCATTTGATGTAATACCATTACCATCTAAAGGGGTATTTTATAATGATGGGAGAGACTCACTTAAAGTTTCTTACCTAACTGCGTCTGATGAAAACATACTAACATCTCAAAACTTAATACAAAAAGGTACTGTAATTGATGAATTATTAAAGGCGAAAATCTTAGATAAAGACATTAGTGTTGATGACCTACACGACTCTGATAAAGAGGCGGTATTATTATTCTTAAGAAACACTGCGTATGGTNCAATGATTAATTTGGTGGTTACTGACCCTGATACTAATCAGAAGGTTGAAATTGAATATGACTTACAGAACGTGAAGTTTAAAGAATTCAATTTAGAGTCTGATAGTGAGGGATTATTTTCATATACTACTGAGACTAATCAAGTTATTAAGTTTAGATTCCTTACACCTAAGGATGAGGAAGAATTAGCAAAAATTGATGAGGTCTATAAAGATATGGTGGTTAAACCGACTGTAACTAAAAGATTAGAGAAAATGATTGTTGAGGTTGACGGAGAGAGAGACCCAATGAAGTTATCGCACTTTATTCAATTTTTACCTATCAAGGAATCACAACGGTTCAGGAAGTTTGTTTCTGAAAATACGCCGGGTCTTGATAAGGAGGTAGAGTTAATTCTACCTTCAGGGAAAAAAATACAGACGTTTTTTGGACTTGACACAGAGTTTTTTCGTCCTTTCTACGGACTATAAGTCCACACTACTTCAAGAAATTTATTATTTATCTAAGTTCCTACACTTTACGTATATGGACTATATGAGT